CGGGCGGGTACGGCTAACCGGCGACGGCGAAGCGCTCGCTGCGCGCCGCGACCTCGTAGACGCAATCTCGGTCGGCGATATTCACGGTACGTCTCTTACCTGGGACGCCCCGAAAGCCGTAGAGCGCCGCTCGCTACCCGCGAAGCATTACGCCGCCGTAACCCGTAGCGAGAAAGACCCGAGAAAGCGCTTCGGGCTCTTCTTCGAGAATTCAGTAGGGGTCGAGCAGTCTATCGTCGCGATACCGAGCGATAAGGGCGCCCTGATAGGCCGCGCCGATGCGGCGACGGATGCAATCACCCGCGCGGTATGGCAGACTATGGCCGACCGCCTCGACGACGCTCCTAGTAGCCGCGAGTCGGAGATTATCGACGCCCTCGAATCTACGGTAGCAAGCCTCGAGGAGCGAGTACGGGAAGCCGAGGCGATGCCCTCGAGCGACGAAGACCCCGAGACGCTGCCCTCTATGGACGTTTGTATGCAGGCTCTAACGCGCCAGATAGGCGAGAGCGGCCGGCATAGCCAGAACGAACTAGAAGACGCGCTAGGCGATATCTACCTGGGGCTAACGGGGAAAACCTATGGACCGCGAAACGACCAATGACGAGCCGACCGCCCTCGAGGCGATGCAAGCCGAACTAGCCTCCGCAGTCGAGACCATCCGTACCGAATCACGCGACGCCGCAGTCGGGGCCGTACGAGAATTCGCCGCCTCGCTCGGTAACGAACGAAGCCGCAAGCCCCCGATTCCGAAGAAAGACGAGACGCCCGACGAAGCGCGTAAGCCCGCAGGCGAGCGAAGCGCTCTCGGCGATCGCGGCGGCGAGGCACTCTACGCTCGAGACCTTCGGGTCGTCGGCGATACCCGCGACCGCCTCTACGCACGTATGGAGTCGGGCCGCTCGATCGTCGAAGTCGAAGAGCTGCGCGCCGCGCGCAATCCGCGTATGGACGACCTCGCTCAAGAGTGGGCCGCGACCCTCATTTCTCGCAACGTCAATCGTCGCGAAGAGCTGCACGCGGAGCTGAACGGGCGCTACTGGGAATCGCTCGGCTATTCTCGAGCGCCGCTTCTCGAGGGCTTGCCCGATGCGTCTTCGGGCTTCGCCGTTGGCTCGGGTGCCGACCTGCTGCCCTTGCCGCTCGCTTCGCAGCTCATCGTAGAGCGCGACAAGGCGAGCAAATTCCGCAGTATGGTCAATACGTTTCCGATGACGACGTCGACGGAGCGTATCCCGATCTTGCCGACCATGACGGCGAACGCGCGGCTCGAGAATGCCGTCTATGCCGACGGGTCGCCGACCTCCGATGGCGCCTTGCTCCACGCGAAAGACGTGGGCGTCAGCTTCTCGGCGGGTCGTAACTTCCTCGAAGATTCGGCATTCAATCTCGCCAACCAGCTCACGGTCGTAGCCGGCGGCGCTATCGGGGCCGAAGAAGACCGCCAGATATGCGTATCGACGGCGAACGCGGGAGAGATCACCGAGGGTTTCGGCGGCGCGACGATTACGGATATCGCCGAGACGACCGCCACGACGATCGGTTTCGTCGACCTCGTAGCGCTCTACTACGGCGTACCCGAGCAGTACCGCTCCAATGCGAAATGGTTCGCGACCGATACGACCCTGCAAGACCTCTTGCAGATTCTCGACAGCCAGGGCCGGCCCGTACTGCTCGGGGGTCTCGATTCGCCTCGGGCGATCAACGACCTCGACCCGGACGCCGTAGGGACGATCTTGAACAAGCCCGTCTTCGAGGTACCGCTGGCCGACGACTTCATCCTCTTCGGCGATCCGATGTGGTACGCCCTCGGTACTCGGGCGGGTATTCGCGTCGACGCCGAGCGAGCCGTTACTACTGGCTTGTGGACGTGGGTAATCGACGAGCGTATCGACGGGCGGGTAATTCCTACCAGCGCCGTTAATACAAATGCTAGCTGGCGCAAGGTCGTCTACTAGGACGGGTAGCGCCTAGCTCGGGGGTCTGATGGCGAAAGCAGCGGTAGAGACGCAATCGCAGACGTTTCGTATAGCTCGCAAGCTACAGATGATAATCGGTAGCGACCTGGGCGGGCCCGGCCACGTCCGCGCGCGTCTCGATGCGATGTGCGAGAAGATGAAAGCAGCCGGCGGCGCTCTACCTGATTACGTCGTCGAGTGGTACAAGGCCGATGACGCGCGACGCGCCGAGGCGGGTACGCCCGCCGCCCCCGAGCCGCAAGCGCCCGCCCCGAGCGAGCCCGATCGCGACGAGTAGCGATGTCCGATCTAACGACTACGGGCGCCGTGAAAGCGTACGCGGGCGTTAAGGGCAGCGGCGACGACCAAGAGATACAGGGTCTCGTCGGCGCAATCTCGAGTTATCTGCACGGGCGGGTAGGCCACGACTACGAGGGTACGGCCATCGTCGCCGAGCATCACAGCTCGCCCGCCTCGGGCGCTCTCGTACTCGAGAAGCCGGCCGCAGCGATCGACGCGGTACGAGTCGGTACGGGTACGATCGCGGCGAGCGGCTACGAGCTACAGGGCGAGCGGCTCGTCTATCGTCTCTCGTCGGGCGAAACGATCGACTGGACGGCGGGCGTACGCAATATCGAAGTCGACTATACGCCGACGACCGAGGTACCCGCAGACCTCGAGCTAGCCGCCCGAGAGCTAGCGGCATTCATGCTCAAACAATCGGCACTAGAGGGCGGCGCCTCGCGCTTCGGTCTCTCGGCGCAAGCGAGCGGCGATACGGGCTCGGCCGACTACTTCGTACAAGCGCTCGCGCAGCTACCCTTCGCCGCCGCCGTCTTGCGTCGCTACTCTCGGTTTGCGTAATGGCGCTCAACGGCGTACGGCTCAACGTAGCCGACTCGGTGCGTATACAGCGCTTTCTAAAGCAGCTAGACCCGAAGACGCGTCGCGGCGTACTCAGCGAGGTAATGCGCGCGATCGGTAACGAGACGAAAGCTGACGCGCGGCTTAACCGCATCGTACGCGGCCGAGGCAAGGCGCCGCCGTTACGGCGTAAACTCTCGTGGCGAAGCGGCGAGCTAACGCGCTCGATCGACGTCGACTACAGCCGCCAGCCGAAGATCATTACCGTAGGCTCGCGGCTCAAGTACGCGCCCGTTCACGAGCAAGGCATAGCCCCCTACCCGCGCCGGCCGTATCTAGAGCCCGCCGCGAAAGCGACGATCAAAAAGCACGCGCCGCGCTTCTTCCGTAACGCGCTCGAGCGAGCGAGGGCGGCGCCGTGAGCGTGCAAGCCGATATCGAGGCGCAGCTCGTTACCATGCTCGAGGCGAATATATCCGAGCTAGACGCCGAGGTAGGCGCGCGCTCGATTCCGCAGATCGAGGGGCTCGGCCGCTTCGCAGCGGTACGTAAGCTCGCCGGCTCGGGCGACCGACTCGAATTCGCGCAGACCGACTGGACCGAAGACTATCGCCTAACCGTCTACTGGCCCGTAGCCGTCGCGCGCGCCGACTCGATAACCGAGTGGGAAGCGTTTACCGATGCGCTACTAGGAGACGCCGACCTGGGCGGCGCAATTACCGGGCTCTACGATGCGTTTGTATCTGAGACCGAGTGGGGCGAATCGGCCGAGGCGCATACGCGAACCATGACGGCGACCGTAACCGCAAAGAGGGTCGAATAGATGCCGACTCTTGACGCGATGGAAGAGAATCTACGGACCACGCTCACCGCCTCGAGCTATACCGTACGCGCCTCGTGGTCGACCGTCGAAGCCGCGCTCGGCACTACGCCCGTCGTAAGGCTCAAGATCGCGCAGACCGAAGCCGCCGACGCGGGCTCGAATATCAGCATACGAACGGCCGAGGCGACCGTACAGGTATCGCGGCTCGCGACGGGGATAGCCAGCGGGCCGCTTGCGACGCTCGAGGCGCTCGTTAACGGCTACCTCGAAGAGCTTACGGCGCCGAGCTATTGGGCCGCAGTCACGGGCGTACGCGAGTCACCGCTACCCGAAGTCGAGATAGATAGCGAGCCCGAGCGGATCGGCCGCGTGATATTCTTTACCGTTAGAGTACGTTTCGCCTTAGAGGCATAGGGGGCAGTATGGCCGAAATACCCTTTCTACTTGGGGTCGCAGTCTTGAACCAGACGGTACGGGGTACGCCTACGACCATGGCGACGATTGGCGCGGGGGCGGGTACGGCCGGCGCGATTGATAACGTGACCGACGGGGCCGTACTCGGCGACGCGAATAGCGGCGTCGGCTCTTCGGGTATCTCGATATCGCTCGGGAAGAAGATCACCGAGAAAGCCGTATTAACGGGGTCGTATACCCGCGACTTCGCGAATTTCGTAAGCCGTACGGTAGAGGCTTTCGATATCGTGATCCCGCTAAAGGGCAACGGCGAGACGACGACGGGTACGCCCGTAGCCGCCGACTTCACACCCGATATTGGTATCGTGGCCCTACTGCGCGCGGCGGGGCTTGCGGGCTCGGCGTCGGCCGCTCTCTGGCGTTTCATACCCGCGAGTACGGATCTGATTACCGCCGCGCTCTACTTCGGCGACGTCGGCAATAACGGCGGGCGGGTGATTCTCGAAGACGTCGAAGCCGATTCGCTTACGCTTGCGTTTACACCCGGCGAGGCGGCTACGGCGGCTTTCGCGCTTTCGGGTGTATTCTCGAGCCACGACGAGGGCGGTACGTGGGGCGCGAATCCGTTCCAGTATGCGAACCAAGCGAGCCTATCGGCGCCGGCCGTAAAGTCGGTCGCGTTCACCTGGGGCCCGGATACACCCGCCGCGCGCTCTATCGGCTTCTCGGATCTTTCGATTACGATAGACAACGACGCCGAGGTAGTGCCCTCGAGTAACGCTACGACCGGCGAGGTATCGAAGCAGAACGGCCGCAACATTACGATAACGGGTACGATCGACGCGGTCTCGGGCGAGATTCTCTACGAGATAGACCAGCTCGGCGAGAGTCTGATAGCGAATGCCGAGCAGCTCGTATTTACGGTCGGCACCGTCGCGACGGGTGCCGATACGGCGAACGCCTACCGCATTACCGTAGACGACCCCGAGCTAGTCAAGCTCGATCAAGCCGACCCGCTAGGCAATTCGCAGGCATGGACGATAGAGCTTCGGGCCCGTAGTGCAGCGGCTAACGGAGAATTCAAGCTCGATTACCTCTAGAGGCGTAGACGATGGCTAGAGGCGACTTTCTACAGCGGGTCATATTCGAGCTAGTAGATAAGACGAGCGGCGACGGTAAGAAAGTCGCCAGCGTATTCGAGAAGATCAAGAAAAACGCGCTACTGCTCGGCGCGGGCGCCGCCGCATTCAAAGCGCTAAAGGGCTTCTACGACCTCATTAAACGCGGCACCGAGCTAGCGAGCGCGCAAGAGCTAGCCGATAAGAAGATGGCTACGGCGCTGCTCGCGCTCGGGCCCGCCGCCGAGGGCGCCGCCGCAGGCTTTAACGAGCAGGCGATAGCGCTCCAGAAGCTAGGCGTAGCCTCGAGCGAGACGATTCAAGCGACGCAGACGCTTCTGCTTAATTTCGGGATACAAGCCGAAGCGGTACCGCTCGCGACGCAAGCCGCCCTGGATCTCTCGGCGGCGCTCGGCGTAACGCTCGATTTCGCGGCGCGTAACCTGGGGCGTACGCTCGGCGGCTTCGCGGGCGAGCTAGGCGAGATCATACCCGCGCTACGGGGTCTCAGCGCCGAGGCGCTAAAGGCCGGCGACGGTATCGCGCTTATCGCTAAGCAATTCGCGGGGCAGGCGTCGGCGCAAGCCGTTACGTACGCGGCGTCGGTCAAGCGTCTAAACGACGCGCTAGCGGATACTACGAAGGTAATCGGCGAGTCGGCGCAATCGCCGGGCGCCGCGCGGAGCTACCGCAATCTAGCCAGCGCGATCGAGTTTCTAAACGAAGAGAGCGAAGGGAGTAAGGCGCTCGGCTTCTTCGATAGCCTCGCCAATAGCGCCCGCAATCTCTCGGCGCACTTCATCGCTATCGGTACCGATATCCTACGGGTCAATGGGATACTCGGCACGCAAGACGAAGCGACCGAGAAGCGCATAGAGACGAGCCGCGCCCTCGAGCTACAGCTAAAACGAGAGCGAGAAGAGCTAAAGAAGAAGCTAGAGCTAGAAGAGAAAGCGCTAAAAGCAACCGAGGCG